AGCTTCATCTGCTGCTGCTTGTTGGAGTGCTGCAATCTGTTGAGCAATTGCGTTCTGAGACATATTCAAACCAGCATTGCCAAAGTCTCGGAAAGCGTTGGACAGATTAGTACCTTGAGCGCCTGCAAGATCAGCAAGATTTACTGTCGTGCCTTCAATCTGAGCCGCCAGCAATTCACCGGCCCTTGCTCTCTGGCTTGCAGTATCTCTAGCAGCCTGAGCCTGAAGGTTGGCAATGTTCGTACCAGTGGAACTCGCAAGGTTAGCCAGATTCACACCGTAGGCGCTTCTCTCACCTGCCAATCCCTGACGCTGGGCTGCAATGTTCTGAGCAGTACCAGTACCGAGGTTTGCCAGATTCGTACCCATGCCAGTGAAGATATCAGCACCACCGGCAGCAGCCTGCATACCCTGACTTGAGAGACCAGCCAGATTGTTGATCTGCTCTTGTATTCCTTTGCTTGCCAAACCCTGACCAAAGCGGACAAGTTCTTGCTGTACTCGACCACCGCCAAGACCGCCAGTTGCAGCAGCACCAGACAGGGTAGACCTTTCACCCTGCTCACGGAGGAATTGTACATACGGGCTTTCCTGATACGCCGCATTAAACGCATCTTGGCCGAGCGCACCAGACAGCGCCAGTTGCTGCTGGAGAGCCGTTGTGCCTGCCTGCTGGTAAGGGGTGAACAGTTGCCCAGCTTGCCCGTAGGTGCGTTCTATGTCTCCACGCGCTACTTGTCCTGCCGATCTAAGATCATCGACATTCAGCCCATAGAGTTTGGCAACTTCTTCCATCGACGCCGACAGATCACCCCTAGCCTTTGTCTCAGCGCCCTGAAGCGTTCCCGTTGCACTCGCTAGTCCAGACGTAAGAGCCTGCTCAAACCCAGCCTGACCTGTTGGGATATTCTCAGCACCAGCCTGAACAGCACTGCCAAGTCGCGCCTGAATCGTGCCAACATCCACGCCAGTAGCTTGAGAAAGCTGAAGTGGAGTCACGCCATATTCAGTCATCATGGCAGCAATTTGCTGGTCAGACTGATTGGGATTGGCTGCTATGAACGCCCTGATCTGATCCTGACTAACCTGTCCCTTTTGTGCATTCTGTTCTGATACCCGACCGGTGAGAGCTTGAGCCTGAGCTAAATCCATCCCGCCAAGACCAGATAATTCTTCGGCAGATACACCGAGATTCCTAGCTACAATCGCCCGGTTGATGTCGTTAATGTCCGACCTGTTACCAGTGATGTTTTGATATTGAGCCACTTGAATCGAAGCTGGAGCATTAGGAAGTCTAGTGTTACCCATCGCCAGAGCAACCGTTTTAGGGGCAACTCCGTACTGATCCATTGCGCTCTGAATCTGGGTTTCACTGGCACTTGGATTCTGTTGAAACCAAAGCCTGATTTGATTCATCTGGGCATCAATGGGTTGCGCGGCAAACTGTTCGGCAGGGGTCGCCATGTGATTACCTCATCGCCTGAGCAGTCGGGAAGGGGGAGTAGGTTACATCACCCTGCGGCAACTGAGCCTGTCCGAAAATACCAGCAAGCATATTAGGATCGTAGTTCATCGTCTGGGGCTGAAGCTGGCTGTAGTCAATCTTCCCACCAAGAATCGCAGCCCTCTGCATTGGAAGACCTGCAAGCATCATCCTCTGAGCTGCGAGATTACCCTGCTGCATCAGGTCGGCAGTCGGCCCATACAACTGACCAATCATCCCAAGACCTTGCTGCATTCCCTGCTGACGCATTTGATTGCCCATGCCGAGAGCTTCACGGCGTACATTCTGTGACGCTTCAAAAGCAGGACGAAGCGCCCCAAGCCCAGCATCTGTTCGAGCCGCAGCAACTTCGTTGGCCTTGTTGGTAGCCTTGCCTTGAGCGCGTCGATCCATTGCGCTACCCGCGAGAGACCCAGCAGCACCGATGCCAGCAGCCAAAATTGCAGCTTCAATACCCATGTTCCCACCTCTCTCCGACCTTGCGGAATTGCAGAAATTCTAACATTTTTCCAAGAGCTTTTCTCTCATCTGGTGCGGTAGTCCACACCTTTGAAAAGCCCTGACTGTGTAACCATTCAAGCCCTTGTTTCATTGTTTCGCGGACTGCACCACGATCTCGAAACCTACACGCTACATGAATCTCTAACTCGCTACCTTCTGGCTTTGCTACCACCAGAAGTTTTTCATCCATGACAAGCGTGATCCAGTCTAATCCAATCCCCTGCGGATCTATGTTTAGCAACTTGATGACAGACGGGTCTCGGAGATACTCCAAAGCCTCAATGTCATCACACGCTCTTACACTAATTTCCATCCTTGTGTCACATCCCCACCGATATCTGGAAGCATCTTCCTGTACTCAATTGAGCCAGCAGCACCGGCAGAATTGATATATAGACTGTATTGTCTGGCAGTGACTACACCTTCTGGAGACCCTGTTCCTATGATCGGAATACTCAACGAAGCGTCCAGAGTCCATGTCCTAAACTGCTGCGACATGGTGCCGTTTTCTTCGACAATAGGATTGGCAGCGTTAAGTCTAGGGCCGGTCATTTCGTCCCCGGCAGGATGTCTGCGTTCAACTGGATAATGACAGGTTTGACAGGGTCGGACAGGGTGAATCTAAACACCTCGAATCTGGAAGCCCGACCATTTCTGCGCCAGATTGCCCTACGGTTATACTGACCGATTCTTCCTAGTTCTCGCGTTCTCTGATCCGACCACGTTTTACCATCTACGCTTCGATCCATTGCAATCAGTGGATTAACCGATTCAGAATTACCCACACCTGATTCAACGGTCAATTCAATCGACGGCACGAACATGGATTGTGTGTTGTTCTGGAAAGGCTGGGTAGCAACTGTCCGTATAATGTTGCCAGTGTATTCAGTGAACAAGTCAGGATTCAGCTTACCTATACGTCCATCAATCAGATCACCGCAGAAGATATGGTTATACGCTTGGGTTAAACCAGAAACCCTATAACCTACCTGTTCACCTTCAATATAGGACTTTCTCTCGTGCCAGCGTTTAGAGGCATGGTCATAAACCAGAGTCGAATTCGGTAGCGCAAAAGCTACAAAGTAAGACCCATTCTGTGAGTACGTCCACGAATACACATTCGCCAGTTGATCGTTGGTGAGCGTTTTAAGAATGAAGTCTATCGCTACAGTGGATATCTTTTGAGTCGAGTTACCCGCAAACGCCCAGATGGACGGGGATTCATTCTGTCCACCACCCACCCACATGAACGTGTCTTGAGTGTTAATCAGTGAATAGGGGGAGAACACACCCTTATCCAAGAACAATCCCGATCTCTGGAAGGGGAAATCTGATCCACCGATATTCTGGAAAGCCTCGAAGGTTTGGCTTCCCGAAATGAATAGTTGGTTCTTGAATACTATTGGAGCGACGATGTTATCAGGATCCGATTCAGCCGTTCCGTAGTCCAAGGCATTCCAGCTAAGTCCATCGTTGATTGCTGAAACTATGAACTTCTTGGTATCAGTAGTGACGACAAAGTAGCCATCAATGAACACAACAAACTGAGGATTGCCGTTAGCAGTAAAGTCTAAATCTGTGATCTGGGTAAACGTATCTGTTACATGGTTGTAGATGTACCCATTGCCCCCGGGGACAAGCACCAGCATTTGCGTCCCGTTATCAGCCATCGAGCAACGTGCAGTACCTGCCACAGTACCCAGCTCTACCAGATCATAAACCTCCGTAGGGATAACTTGGGTCTGGTCTAATTGGTAAAGTTTAGTTCCGTTCACAAAGTAGGCCACACCAGCCATCGTGTGAGCGCCCCTGTTCGCTTGCAAGATAGTCCCTGATGTTTCTACCTGTTCGATCCCCGGCGTTCCCCTGAGCGTTTCTGGAGCCAATGAAGGAGCACTCTCAACCACGGTATACCAGTTAGTACACTCTTGCGCCGAGATGGGCAGGGAGTTACTTACATAGAACCCGTTAGTGATGGGGAGAGTGACTATCGGCATTAGAGTGCGCTCAAGACTGCGTTGACAGCAATAACACCATCCGTTGTGGATTCGTTTCTGACAAATATCTCAAGGTAATCGTTCTGGTTCAGGATTAGATTCACGAAAGTCGCAATCGCTCTTGGGCCACCAGAAGAAATCGTGTCGGTCATCTTCGTGGAAATCACCGTCCCGTTCTTAGCGATGAACAGTGAGATTTTGTGGTTAGTACCCGACACCACATCCAGAGTCGCAAGAGCGTTGATAATATGTCTGCCTGTCTGCCCTGTGTAGGTAATTCGGCCATTGGTTGCAGCCGTCCACCCTGTAGATACATCACCGACCACAAACGTACCTGCCGCCTTTACCGGGGTCGCCGTGGATGCAATAGTCGTAGCAGTAGCGTTTCCAGCCATCGAGACAGAGGCATACGAAGCAGCATCAGTGGAAGCAATCTCAATCGTGTCGCCCACCGTAGTACATGAAATACCAGTACCACCTACCAATGAAACGAACATAGGACTCGCCGCAGCAATGTCCTGCATCAACGGTTGACCGGTGGTGTTGACAGTGAAGTTGTGGGCTATCGTGATGCCGTTTTCGGGGGAGACGTTAGTAACAATACCCGATCCGTCTTCAATGTTTCGGATCAAGTTAACAGTACCCTGAATGTCCAGAACCGGAGTACCAGTCGATGCACCATCCTGAGCAATGGAACCCGTTACACCGAGTCCACCGAGGAAATTGTCGTAGCTGATTTTGTAGTTGTAGCCATTCGCAAAGAACCCCAGGAATGAGCCTGAGATTATCGAAGTCTGCGCGGTGAAGTCAGATTGCTTTACGCCATACGCCCGGTCATACATTGGTCTGATTCTCCAGAGATATCGAGCCAATCGTTTCAGCGAGAATAGACTCTTCGCTGTCAGGATAGAAGTTCCAAGTCCAGCCGTAGCCAGTATCTGTGTTGCCAGAACCAATGGGAAGCGTAGAAGGATTGCGGGTTGCACCGATAGTTTGACCGAGCATCCTCATCGCTTGCAGACCTTCTCTGGCCTGTAGGACAAGTGCGTCAGTTACTACCCCGCCGTAATCGGGAGCCACTTCAATAGCGAGATTCGCAATCATTCCACGAAGAGCGCCAACAGGGACTGTAACCAGATCACCCAGGTTAGATACTTGTGTGTATCCCAAATGCACACCAGACGCATCCAGTGCGAGCATATAGTTGTTCATTGCGAAGATGAAATCTTGATACTCGTCTGCCTCCAGAGGAGCCTCAGACGCCTGTACCAGAATTCGTTGGAGAGATGCCTTCGCAACCTGCGCAACCGTAGCCATTACTCAAACCTCGGCTTCTTCGCAGTCTTCTCGGCTTT